GGCACTTAATCAATTAAGAATGATTGAGGATTCTCTTGTTATATACAGAATGTCAAGGGCTCCAGAGCGTCGTATTTTTTATATAGATGTAGGAAATCTACCTAAGGTAAAAGCAGAGCAATATTTAAAAGAAACGATGTCTAGGTATAGAAATAAATTAGTCTATGATGCAGCAACCGGAGAGGTTAAAGACGATAGGAAATTTATGAGTATGATGGAAGATTATTGGCTTCCAAGAAGAGAGGGTGGAAGAGGAACTGAAATTACTACACTTCCTGGCGGTCAAAATCTTGGAGAACTTGCTGATATTGAGTATTTCCAAAAGAAACTTTATAGAGCACTTGGAGTTCCAGAATCAAGAATTGCTGGTGGTGGAGATGGATTTAATCTAGGTCGTTCATCTGAAATTTTAAGAGATGAACTTAAGTTTTCAAAGTTTGTTGGGAGATTAAGAAAGCGTTTTGCAAATATGTTTAATGATATTCTTCGCACTCAATTACTTTTAAAGAATATTGTATCTCCTGAAGATTGGGAGAATATGAGAGATCATATTCAATATGACTTTTTATACGATAATCATTTTGCTGAACTTAAAGAATCAGAATTACTAACAAACAGATTATCTCTTGTTACATCTATGGAAGCATATATTGGGAAATATTTTTCAACAGAATATGTTCGTAAGAAGATTCTTCGCCAAACTGATGTTGAAATTATTGAAATTGATAAACAAATTGATGATGAAATAGAAAAAGGAATTCTACCTGATCCAAATGCCCCTGTAGATGAAATGGGTAATCCAATTCCGGCAGGTGATCCTGGAGTCGCTCCTCCTGAAGATCCAGCACTCGGAGAAGTTCCAGAAGAACCTCTTGCTCCAGAACTTCCACCAGAACCCAAAGGTGGCAAGATATAAATAATCTTATAATAATAAATTATTTAAATGGAAGAAATTATCGATTTGATTGCAACAGATGGTCCTGCATCTGAAATATCTGACAAAATTAAAGAAGTATTGTTTGCAAAGGCAGGTGAGCGCGTCATTGCTTCTAGACCATATGTTGCCACATCAATGTTTGGTGATGCTGGAGATCAAGAATAATGGCAATTAAGATTGTTCAAAATGTAAATAGAATAACTGCAGTTGTTGGTTCTGCTACTACGAGCAATCCTATTGCCCTTAAGAGTGGATATTTGAGAGTATCTACTGGATCAACTTCAATTTATGTTGAAACTGGTGGAAATCCAATTGCTACATCAAATTCTTTCCAAATAACACCAAATAGTAGTGAAGTTTTAAAAGAAAGAATTGCCAGACAAAAAATTGTAGGAATTACAACCGGAACATCAACTCTGATTTCATTTGATAATAATGCAGGAAATCCATTTTTGGTTGGAGAATTTGTAACTATTCAAAATGCCGAACCATCCGGAATTAATACCGAACATAAATTAGTGACCGGAATAACTGATGGTTCAGTAACAATATCACACAATAGTTCATCTATTGTTGGAGTTATTACTACAACTAATGCAAATCTTGCCAGAAGTGTCAAGGTAAGTGTGATTTCAGAATCTTCTTCTCAAGTTGTAAGTATTACAGAAATCGTCCAACTAGTCACCGAATAAAAATGAAACTCATCACCGAAGACGTTCAACAAGTTAAGTTTATTACCGAAGGTAAAGGACCATCTAAAAAAATGTTTATTGAAGGAGTTTTTCTTCAAGGTGATATTTGCAATAGAAATGGAAGAATGTATCCGATACAAACTCTAATGAAAGAGGTTAAAAGATATAATGAGGCATTTATTTGTAAGGGTCGTGCTCTTGGAGAACTTGGACACCCAGATGGTCCAACGGTCAATTTAGATCGAGTTTCTCATAAAATTATCAACCTAGAGCAAAGGGGAAATAATTTTTTCGGTAAGGCACAACTTCTTGAGACTCCGATGGGTAAGATTGCCAAAGCTCTTATTGCCGAAGGAGTTTGTCTTGGTGTCTCCTCTCGTGGTGTTGGATCACTTCAAGTGACTCATCAAGGACATAAAGTTGTTGGTGAAGATTTTATGTTGGCAACTGCGGCAGATCTTGTTGCAGATCCTTCTGCACCAGATGCCTTTGTTCAGGGAATATTTGAAGGAAAGGAATGGGTTTTCTCAAATGGAAAACTAACAGAACAGTTAATTGAAAAAACAAATCGCAAAATTAACACTCTAGTTGATAGAAAATTATTGGAAGAATATAAAACTCAATTGTTTCAAGATTTTTTAGCAAATCTTTAAATTATAAATAAATATAGATTATAACAAAAGATCTAAAAAAAATGTCCGTTGGTAGCAATTTACAAGAAATGGAAAACGTAGTAACCAAAGGCGCTTCACCTGCCGAACCAATGCAAAAGTCTTCTTTAACAACTCCCGGTCAAACTGGTAGTTGGGAAGATTTAGGTGGACCAACCCCCGAAAATTATCGCCCAGATGATGATTCGGCAAAACTCAAAGATCCTTCATTAACTCTTGCTCAAGTAAAGAATGTTGTAAATGCTAAGGCATGTGCAGCAGATACTATGAAGAGTGTAAAAGAAGAAGCAGAAGAAGATGAATGTGAGGAAGAGGGGGATGATAAAAATAAAAATGATCAAAATAGATATCCTAAAAATAAAAAAGATAAAAAGGATATGAAGAATATGAAGGAGGAATCCGAAGAAGAAGACGAATATGAAGACGAAGATGAGGATGAAGTAGAAGAAGGTGAAGAAGACGAGTTTGATGTTGAAGAAGACGTTCAAGCTCTTCTTGCCGGTGAGGAACTCTCAGAAGAGTTTCAAGAAAAGGCAAGAACAATCTTCGAGGCAGCAATTCGTTCGAAAATTGTTGACATCAAAGAAGAACTTCAATATTCCTACGAGAAGGCACTCGTAGAACAAATTGAAACAATCAAAGAAGGTCTTGAAGACCGTATTGATTCGTATCTAGAATATGTTGCCGACGAGTGGGTTAATGAAAATGCACTCGTGATTGAGCAAGGTCTCAAGACTGAAATGACCGAATCATTCCTACAAGGAATGAAGAGTCTTTTTGAAGATCATTATGTATCAATCCCTGAAGAGAAATATGATGTAGTTGAGAGTATGGTAGATAAACTTGATGAAATGGAAGGAAAACTCAACGAGCAAATTGAAAGAAATGTTGCTCTAAACAGAAGACTAGCAGAGTCCGTTGCTGATGTAATTTTTGCAGATATCTCAGAAGGTCTTGCACTTTCTCAGAAGGATAAACTCTCTTCTCTTGCCGTAAATGTTGAGTTTGATAGTGAAGAAAACTATCGTGAGAAACTGGTAACCTTAAGGGAGTCTTATTTCCCACATAACGCTGGTGCTCAAAGAGATGACTCTGAAACTTTGACTGAAAGTACTGATGTTCAAAATCATCAACCACAAGTTGATGCAAGAATGGCATCATATCTTCAAACTTTAGGAAGAGTCGCCAAATAGTGATTTTTAAATCATAAACAATCAAACACAAAATTTAAAGAGGTAAAAACAATGCAAATGTTCAACACAGAATATTTGCAGGAGAAGTGGTCTCCAATTCTCGACTATTCGGGATTGGATCAAATCAAAGATTCTCATCGTAGATCTGTAACCGCTATCCTGCTAGAAAATCAAGAAAGAGAACTGCGCGAAGAGAGTGCTTTTCTTTACGAAGCTCCATCAATGGGAACTGCTTCAGGTTCTGGTGCCGCCGGATTTGGTGGTAGTGCTCAAGGTTTTAGTGCAGGACCTACTGCAGGTTTCGATCCAGTTCTGATCTCCTTGATCAGACGCTCAATGCCTAATTTGATCGCCTATGATCTTTGTGGCGTTCAACCAATGAACGGTCCTACTGGACTTATTTTTGCAATGCGTTCGCGCTATAGCAATCAGACTAGTGGAACAGAAGCATTCTATAACGAATCTAATTCAGCATTCTCTGGTCAGGATGCAGGATTTGATGTAACAACCGGATTTACCGGCGCTTCCGTTGGTATGGGTTCAACTGCTCAAGGTGGAACCAATCCAGGTATTCTCTCAGGAAGCGACCAAGCATCCAATGCTGGTGTTGGAGCTGATCAATATAATGTTGGTCAGGGTATGCGTACCGATAGCTCTGAAGCACTCGGAGATGCTGCAGGAAACAACTTCAATGAAATGGCATTCTCGATTGAGAAAGTCACCGTGACTGCAAAGTCAAGAGCACTCAAGGCTGAGTACTCATTAGAGCTCGCTCAAGACCTCAAGGCAATTCACGGTCTGAATGCAGAAGCTGAACTTGCCAACATTCTCTCTACAGAGATTCTTGCTGAAATTAACCGCGAAGTTATTCGTACCATTTATAAGATTGCCAAGCCAGGTGCTCAGGCAAACACTGCAACTGCCGGTACTTTTGACCTCGATGTTGATTCTAACGGTCGTTGGTCTGTTGAAAAGTTCAAGGGTCTTATCTTCCAAATCGAGCGCGATGCAAACGCAATCTCCCAACAAACTCGTAGAGGGAAGGGTAATATGATTCTTTGCTCCGCAGACGTTGCTTCGGCACTTGCGATGGCAGGAGTTCTGGATTATACCCCTGCACTCAATGCAAACTTGAACGTTGATGATACTGGCAATACTTTCGCCGGAGTTCTTCAAGGCAAGTATAAGGTTTATATTGATCCTTATTCTGCAAACGTATCACCTAATCAGTTCTACGTTGTTGGTTATAAGGGTTCTTCTGCATATGATGCAGGTCTATTCTACTGCCCTTATGTTCCCCTCCAAATGGTTCGCGCCGTTGGTGAGAACACCTTCCAACCAAAAATTGGATTTAAGACTCGCTATGGAATGGTTGCCAATCCATTTGCAGACGGTGCATCTGCAGGACAAGGAGCACTTACAACTAACTCTAATGTATATTACAGAAGAGTTAAAGTTGCCAACCTTATGTGAGTCTTTCTCACATATATTTCAGGGGAACCTTCGGGTTCCCTTTTTTATTGGTTATTTTTATTCTCAATGATTTATAAATACTTAAAAAATGAAATCATTCATTTC